CGTTGCGAATCCCGCGAACGACATCGCCTGCTGATCTGCGGTCTCTGAGCAGCAAATTGCATTGGAAGCGAGCGACCATGGTGTTGTTGCCGTTGAGGTCGGTTGTCTGAACCGGCTGATCGCACACTTGCGATGCCAGCGCGAAGCTTGAGAGGTCGATCTGGTTGAGCCTCCAACCGATGCGCAACAGGACATCCAGGAGTACCCAGGCTGAATTGTTGGTGAAGGTGCTGTCGGAGAAATTGCCCGAGCTGTCAAATCTCGATAATGTGAGGCCCTGAACCAGTACCTGAACAGTCGGAATGGACAGCCCGTTAGAGATATTGTTGGGAACGACGACGGATACGAATGCCATGCTGCCGTAAGGATCGCCAAGTGCGGCGCCCGTGGCGTCGGAGAAATCTAGATTGAACGCACCCGCGCGGGCGCCTAAACTCACGACGTTATACCAACCCGTGGCAGTCATGTTCAGGCCGGATACACCCAGCGGAAGGTCCGCGTCGTTCACAACAACCTTGAGAACAGAGGTGATTGGCCCCGCTCCCAAGAGAACCTCCATGTGAGTGAGGTTTCCGTCGTTGCGTGCAAATACAACGGGAGGCTCATACCAGCCGGTGCCGTAGAGCAACGGTACGAAATCGTTGTAAAGCGCCTGATTGGGGGCGGGCGTCGAGATATGTGAGCCCCGTTCACCGTAGCTCCGCACAGCGATCGCGGGCGGTAGAAACTCAATTCCTCCGAATCGCCGTGTTGCATTATTCCCGTTGTCTTTGTCAAACATGCCGCGCTGTTGGCAGTCTGACCTTGTGTAGCTGCAGGTTGCATACGGCACGGCGCCATTCAGGTTGCCGACCCCGTTAGTCTGATCCGGAGAATATCCGCAGCGATAAAACGGAGAGAACACTCCCTGCGTTCCTCCAGTGACGGCTTCTTGCCGTTGTTCCGCGGTGGCGGGAAATGTCCACGGGCATCGCCGTTGAATCCGAATCTCGGGAAGATAAATCCGCTGCAAGTTCAGTCGATTGGTAAAACTTAGCCGCAGAGTGGATTCGGTTGATTCATCGGGTGGATTAGAAACACCGCAAAAGATAACTCGGGCATCCGACAACGCAGTGCCAGCCGACAAGTCGTAGACCAACAGCGTCGTCGTGAGTTGCGCGCCCTTCCACCCCACGTTACGTGCGATAGGCGACAAAAACGAATCCGCATTTGCGAGCGTAATCGAAATCTTGGCAACGGCATCTGTCGCAGCGTCAGGGGAGGACTGCAGATCAAAAACGTTGTGGGCGAGAACGCGAGGCAAGTACTGCTGTCCTTGGTAGGAGACGCTATGCGTGCTCCAGTGGAGAGTGTCACCGGACGGCAACGTACAGTCGAACAGGAGGATTGGGGTCCCGGGGACTTCCAGTTCCTTGAGTTCATCAATCGTCACCATCAGGAGATCCTTTCATGACACGGAGCGAGGCCGATTCATGGGGCGCATCGCCAGTCATATCATGCGAGGCTGAGCCTGCTCTCGAGTTCAAAGGTGCAGGAACCTTGGTTCACCCCGTCTGCAGACATCGAGAGTTCGTCAGCGGCGAAGTGCGTATTCGGATAGACGCCGGCTTGGTCCGTGTTCTTTTTGTAAAGCCCCGCGGCGGGTTGCGCTTCCACTTGCGGCCCGAACGCGTTCATCCGGGATCCGCCGGGGAGTGCCAACCCGAAGCTGATTTCATCTGCCTGAGAAGACAACGAGGTAGCCATGCTCACGCGAGCCCAACTCGGCCCAACCGCCACGGTGGTCGTCGACATTGCATCGGTACAGCTCGCCTGAAGTTGCGCGCTACAGGCCAAGTCGGCCCGCAAATAGACGCTGAAACAATAGCGAAACCATCCGGCCGCCGCCAGCTTTTGCCTGATACCCTGCATGGTCTGTGCGGTGTTCGTGAGCTGAACCGCTCCCGTTCCGCCGGTCGGATCGCTCGATCCACCTGACACCGTGAGCAGTGGGTCGGCAACCCATTCTGGTTTGGTCCAATCTTCCGTCCAAAGCAGCAGGTTGTCCGTTGGATCAAGAAACGTAAAAGCGTTTAGTCGGCCTTGGGCGCCACAGAACGTCTGGGTGAGGGATTGCGCCTCGGCATCCGACAAGCCCGTGTAACTCAGGTGCCATCGAACCATGGCGGCGCCCGTGTCAGCCATTCGTATCGCGTCGCCGCCCGCCATGATGTTCGTAACGGTTCGCGTCACTAACGACCGGCTCGTCGGATACTGACCAATTGCACCCGAGGACAGTTGAGGGAAATAGAGCATCTCTTAAGTTCGGTTCTGGACCACAACCAACGACGTAACACCGCTACCTGATCCCGTCACTTGCTCCGGCAACACGCCAGCTTCAAGACTGCAGCTTGAGTACGGACTGTTGTCAAACGGGTCGATGAAAACGAAGCTGCCTGCGCCGCCTGCCTCGTTGCGAAAGAATTCACGCACGCGATGCAGTTCCGCTTCATCCAGCAGATCCAGGTGAACTGTCCACTTCTTCAGGGGCGACGCCCATGCTTGAAAGCGTTGCTCGGACCCGTCGACGAACCGCACTACCGACGTCGAGTATCCCAGAGTTCTTGGCGTCGGATATTGCGCGACGGCTCCAGTCCTGAGGACAGGAAAAGTACTCACGTTACATCCCCGAGATTACGTCGTTGAGGGCATTCGAATTCAGAAGTGCAGTTCTGACTGCATTTGCGATTTCGTCGCTATGGTCCAAAAACGATCTGCTATCCATGGCATTGACCTGTACCGTCACATTAGTCGAGCTCGAGCTCGCAACTTCGCGAGGCTGGCCCGTTTGTCCATAGTCCACGGCTCCGATGGCGCCTGTCGGTCCCCCACTCAGGCCGGCTTGATACTGCACTGGAGCAGGCAGGAGGAACGGCGCCGCTGCCGGCGTGGACGAACTGCCCCCGCCAAACACGCCGGCAAGCCCGCTGATTAAGGGCGCCAGGCTGAGCCCTCCACCCAACATGCTCGTCATGGCTCCCAGCACGTTGTCGCCGACCGACGCCCCGGCGCTACTCCGAGTACTTGTGTTCTGCGTCAATGCCTGTGTGTTCCCCTCAAGCGCGCTAATCTGGTTGAGTTGCGTCGCATTTAGGCTGCTGATCTGCGATACAAGCGAAGTCATCTGTTGAGTGAGATCCTGATTCGCCGGAGTCGAAGCAGCGTTGCCCCCTGGGTAGCCAGGACCCGTCGCTGTGACTCCGCCCGTGGGCACGTTCGTCACGTTCATCGGCAACGACATTAACTCATGCTCTATGTCCGTTCGCGATACATCGCGCAAGCCGCTTCGACCGACTAACTCGCCCCATTCACCGTTCGGCATTGTCTTTCTCCCGGCGCAGCTCGTCCTCGAGGATGAAAATAGCCTCAACTAACCGCGCTTCCAACGCATAAACGTCACGCGATCCAAACACTTTGAATGCGTGGAACTCTTCCAGAAGCGCTAAGCTCTCGCCTGTAACATATGATTTTGGACAGCATGAACTCGACGCCCGTCCGCGAGCCCAAATCGGACCAGCTATCCGTTCGTCCGATCCCTCGTCTCCGATCCAGGTGCATCTGCGCCTTTTCTCCAGCCCGCTGTTCCGGCAAGTGTCGCACTCCCACGCGGCCTGGTTCGCGAGTTGGAAATGAAAGGCGACGATTAGTTTTTTCTTTCTGCTTCGCTTAAGCCGCAACGCGCTTTGATCGCACGCACGATCTCTCGGACCAGCTCTTCCGGGCCGCTGTCCAACAGCTTGTCGACCGTCGGTGCTTCGCCATCGATCGTCAACCCGTCTAAGTCGACAAGCCCCCATCGTAGGTACAGCGTCTCAATCTCTTGTGCGAGAAGGTTGGCATCGATCTTGTCCTTCAACTCAGATCCCGCTCCGAGAAACTCGACTTTGTTGCTGAGCTCGCGAACTTGCCTCACCAGATCCATTCGGCGTCGGAATGAGACGCGAATAATTTTGAAGCTTACCCCAGGAATGGTCGTAGAATCGATTTTCAGTGCGCTTTCATAGCTCACTGGACCCTTCTGAGCCGCTCGGCGATCATTGCGCTGCCCAGACGCGTTACGCGAACGCCACAAAAAGTTCATTGTCCGTCGTCCCCTGCGCCCGGCAGGTTTGAAACTGCCATTGCTGCCGTCTGTCAGAATCGTCGAATTCAGGGACCTCCACCACCACGCTCTGCATGTAAATCCCAAAGAGTTGCCCTTGTTGCTGCCCGAGTTGAATCATCATACTGACAGGCGATCTCTGCCTGGCCGCTTGATAAAGCGCCGCTGTTGTCGTGGTGTCTTGCTGATACAGGCTTACATCTACGGACACCGAGCGTTGACCAGCCGAAATCGCCAGAGGCAGCTGCGTGCCAAACTCGCGCGCCCGTAAGTCCAGGTTGTTCTGGAACGAAATCTTGGCTTTCGTTACCGTGAAGAACCGGTCCGGAGTGCTCCCCAACCAGACCTGCCCCAAGTGACCGGGGATGATCGAATAGTTCATCGTGGCCGTAGCCGGTTCGGCGGGAAATGCCGTCAAGGCGCCTTGCCCGGCCTGAAAACTTGCAGTGTCAAGTAGGTCCTGCGCTTGGCCGCTGAAGGCGAACTCGTGAAAATCCCCGTTGACGGATATCGTAAGTTTGTCGACCGCCGCGCCGCAAAGAATCCTTTGGACGGCGGTGCCCGGACTCCAGTAATCAAAAATAGAAACGCTGCCGAGATCGCTGATCGGTTGATAGGTGGTCGTCGGCCCCGTTGCTGCCCCGGCTGCGGGATTCGCGCTGAGAGGCGCGTTCAGCTGAATGGTCTGCGCGTCCGTTACTGCAGCGGCGAACCGGATCTCGCCGCCGCTTGAAATGGCTTGGCCCACTGCGAGACCATGCGGTGACGAAAACGCCAACGTCGTTCCGTTGCTCGACGCGACCGCGCCGCCGGTGGAATGTAGCGCCGTGCTCCCTAACCCCGCTTGAAATAGCGGCCCATGAGGTGGGACCGCCGTTTGATCAGTCCATGTCGTCATGTACGTGGCGAGTTCGAAAGTCGTTGTCTTCCGTAATCCGGCTGGATTGCCGGGAAACGTCCTGGACCCCGTTTTGTCGCGCCGTTGGACTCGGTCGGGACGCTGGGTGACCGTGAGCTTGACCGCAGGAATTCGATTCGCGGCTGCAATCGTCGCGACGGTCCCGAAGCTCTGCTCCAGTGCCACATAGAAGCGATTGTCGTTCGATAGCACGTACGCCATAAGTCGACCCCGTATGCCTGCCTAGTCGGCGCTCACGTCCAGCCGTAAAATCACCTTGGCGATTTGAAGGAAATTCCTTCCGCCATGTTTCATCGCTCCAAAATTCACTTGATAAGCTCCATTAAACGAGACTCCATCGCCCCAATCCCCGCGGTTCGCACCGAGCACGCGCGCGATCGCATCCACATAGATTTGAAGGTTGCGCTCGAGCCCGTCAATACGGTCCTGAGATACCCTGGCCTCGATCAGCATTTCGACTTCACCCGAGAAGGTTCGAAATTTCTCCTTCAGATCATTCACGATCTTGTCGCAGTAGACCAGCAGGACTGGATACTTGAGCGCCGTGCTCTGCTCCATCAGCTCTGGCGTCGCGTTTTGCGCCAGGATGTGATCGGCGGTCATCGGTGGCAAGCGGATCCCCTGCTCGACGGCCGCAGCGCTAACCGCCGCCGGCACGCCTTGGCTCACCGCCAGCACGTTCACGAGTTTCGACGTCGTTAGCCCGGCAATTGATGTCATATCTTAGCCGCGCTCTGCCACCTTCTGATCCATCACGAACCATGAAGGCGTCTGCCCCGATCCAGGCAAGTTCCCGGGAGCCAACGCTCCCGACTGAGTCCAACTGGCATCCAACCCCAGCGGCGCTTGGTTTTGAAGGCTCAGAGCTCCAGGGGAGATCCCCACGTACGCATTCCACCCAACCGCATTGCTCGGCGGATTGAAAACCGCAACCGCCAGTTGCTCTCCGTTGTTGATATTGATGCTGGCCGTGTCACTGGGACTGCCTTCTTGCCCCCCGCCGTTAACGCAGGTGATGGCGACGTAGAACGTCCCGCCTAAACCCGTGCCGGCAACACTCGACAAAAGGGGGATCGCGGGCCGCGCAATCGGCTCCGCGACGATTCCCACGCCAGTTGCCAGGCACGCGTCGCGGCTGCGCTTTGCGAGCTGTTCGTATTCATTCCATTTCTCTTTATACCGGTCGTTCAATTGGTTGTTGTAAGCGTCTCGGTAAACCAAAGCCAGTGAATAGTGAACGTGCCACTGCTTTAACGAAGCGGAAACGACCACGTCGCTCACCCCGCGTGCACGTCGCTGCGACCAGTGAAAGTCCTGATATGGCATCCTGCGCAGCAGAAACATCAGCAATTGATTGCCAATGTCGTCTTGTGCGATTTGGATCTTGCCGGCCAGGTCGATGCCTTCCGTGCTCGCCAGCACGAGTATGCCGTTCTCGTATGCCTGCAGATCAGAAGTGCTGCTGATCGGTCCGTCCGTGAAGAGAGCCATGGTGCGGTGAGCTAGCGCTTTTCCGCGCGCGATGCGCCTTTGATGGCTCGGAGGTCCGCTTCGGAAATGACATTGACCTGGACTTTGTTGGCCATCGACCGCTGTTCTGCCTCCCGTCGCTCGGCCTCCACGGCACCGTAGTATTCCGCGCTTTCTTCCGGCGTCCCGAGCCGCGCTCGCCCCTCGAGAATCAAACGGGCCGCGATCGCTCTCGACACCTCCACTTTTAAGCCGGCGCGCCCGCCGTCAGGCGTCTCGTTACTGACGACAATCACATGAGCCGTGGCAATCTCCTGCTCCAGCTTTCGCAACTTTTGATAGAACACTTTCAAGTCCATCGTCCCCTCCAAACGGGAGCGCGACGATCACCCATCTTCCCGCGCTCCCGATTTTTCCGTCGCCCGCTAGCAGGTCACCTGTACGCCAAATGAATTCCTCAACACCGCGGTCCCGTAAAGAACATCTACGGTAAACTGTTGCGCGAGAGTATTTGGCTGGTAGCTCATCACCACGCGAATCCCGAAGTTGCCCATCTCGGCGTACTCGGCGATGGCTCCGGTCCCGGGTAAAGGCTGTGGGAGGCGCCGGATCACCAGCCCGATGGCGTCGCGCGCGAACGCCAGATTGTGTGTCGCAACAGGCGTGCTGCCCGTCTTCTGCACCAGCTGCGAGCGAAACACAAAAAAGTCCTTCATCTTGCCAACCGCGCCGTCCACCAAGGCCCGCAGACCAGCATCCCCTGCCGAGTAATATTCACTGAATCGCGGGATCTGTCGAATCACGGAGTAAGTCGTCGGATCCACTACCAGATACTTCCCGGCCGTGCCAGGCACCTTCGACTGGAACAACGCCGTCTCCGCCGAATCCACCGACGCCTCCGTCAATGGCGTCCCCGCCGTCCCGATCGGTGCGTTCGATGTGAACTGCGAGTACAGGCTGAGAATATCGCTCTCAATCCGCTCTGCGATCGCTACGACCGCGGGCTGCATGTATAGCTTCAGCAGATCCGGCACTGCCAGCACCTTTGTCACGTCCGGAATCTGGAAGGTCGCTTCAGCGTGCGTATTCAGCACGATCTGAGCATTCCCCAAACTCGGATTCTGGGTCTGGACCGTGCCGCCTTCGGCGATGTTGTTCGCCACCAACGTCGGAGGAATCGGCACGTTCACTGTGTCGCCGGCGTTCGCCAGCGTCGGCTCATAATCCCGATTGACCAGGTTCCCCATCACTAGATTGCTCATCAGTGCGGGCAACGCGTCCACCGCCACTAACTTCACGATCGCATTTGCGACGTTTGCTGAGGTAATAATTCCCATAGCTCTTCCCTTTCTGGCTGATTCACTTTATGCGCCGGCGACTCACCTAACTGATGGCCCCCGCGCGCCCGCTACCTTCCTCGCATAGCCTGACTTGCCACTCGCGAGACCTCCTGGCGAACCTTGTCCAGTTCTTCTGGGCTCATGCCCGGTCGAATCTTGTCTAGATCAAGCCCGCCCATATTCGACGCGGCCTTTTGGCCGGCGCTCATTCCCGAACCACCTGAAATGCGCGCAGGCAGCAGTTCGGGATTCTCTTGCACAAACTGAGCAAGGTATTCGGTCATGGGAACGTCCCCCTGCCGCCCCGACGCCATCAGCCGTCCGTCTTCCGACCTCTGAATGTCGTCCTTGACCGCT